GCGCAATTCCATCAATTGCGATACCTAAAGATTTTATTGTGCCAGCAGCAGTGGCGACCGCTATCACGATGCCCTTTAATACAACGCCGATACCTTGACCGATCGACGAGAATAGTGTTGCCGATCCGGTTGCTTGTGTAAACGCATTCCCGATATCAATCAAAGCAGGCAACAAGCCAGATACAAAGTTGTTTTTGGTGGCTGTTACATTGCCATTGAGCACGGTCAAGATGTCATTAAACTGGTCGCTTTGTTCAGCCAGTCGAGTTGTCATACTACCCGATTGCGCGTAGGCTTCCATTTGACCCTCTATGGCTTGCCTACCTTCATTCAATAGTGGTATTAACTCGCGCCCAGACTTGCCGAAAATCTCTTGTGCAATAGCAGCCTTTTGAACGCCATCGCGCATTGTCGAGAATCTGTCAGCAACATCTAGCAGGATATCTCTCGATTGCCTAAAGTCACCTGATGCTGTTTTGGTATTGATAGATAGACGTGCAAAAGCATCGCTACCCTTCGCAACGTTACCATTCATTATGCCGATGGCTTTTGCGACATCCTCTAGATTTGACCCGTTTAACTTTGCAGCCTTGCCTAAGCCGCCAAGCTCTTCGACGGTTAGAGATGATATTTTTCTAAGATCATTTAAGCGGTCGCCAGCATCAACAACGCCCTTTATCATCGATGCAAACATGTCGATCGACAAGCCTACACCGATAGTCCCCAAGATATTATTAATGTTTGATACGGTGCGGGTTACTGTAGCCTGAGCGCTAGACATATCTTTTGATAGCCGAGCCAAATCAGCGGCCATCTGTATCTCTAACATTCCGACCACAGTACCCATTACTTTATCTCCGCTGGTATTAACGCTTTCATCTGTCTGCGCATTTTGTCGGTTGCTGCTTGCGCGTTATGTGCTGACATTTCTTCAGGTACATATGGTGCAGGGCAGTTCTTTTCTTGCGACTCGAAATACTGACTTGCGTACTCTCTCGACAGCTTGCGCATGAATTCAGACTCCCAAAGCTGCAACTCACATTCGCGCAACTTGCACCATGCAAGCAACTCTTGACTACTTAACGGCTGCTCACTAAATCCAATGTCTTTCAAATACTCTACGATATGCGCCGCATCGATGTCAGGCAAATCAGGCTCGAGACCATCATCAATCAGCGCATTAATCCTGCTCTTTTTAGCATCACGTGGCACGGCATAAAGCCATGCCAACTGCCTAATATATAACGCTAAACCTTCGTAGAGTTCTTGGTAAAATTTGCCCAGTCACCAAGATAAGTGGCGACTTGATCGGCAATAAATCCAAGTGATTCATCAGCATAGACTGCTTTAAATAGCGCTTTGCCTTCCAATTTGTCGAACTCGATATTTTCAAAAGATTCTGTGCAATCAGCCAGATAAGTAGCTCTTTCCTCTGCTATGCTTTCTGCTGTCTGATCTGATTTACCTTTTTTGCGCAGAATGTCGAGTGTGCGGTTGCTCTTTGCTGCCTGCGCTTTTGCGAACTTTTTGCTTCCAGGGCTGTAAACATTGATAGCTATTTCTTTGCCATCATCGGTATACATAAGTTCTTCGCTTGCATCTCGCAAGTGTAAACGTCCAGTTTGCTCAACCGCGTATTTTCTTATATCCATTTTGTGTCCTTTAGAGTGGTTTAAAACTTTGTTGCCTGTGCCCAAGGTGCCGCCACTCTAATGGCGGTCAACCTTGAGTCAGTGCCCTTTATACAGTGCCTACGATTACGATGTCATAAGTAACACCAGTTGTCCCTGCACTATTTGTTATGGTCAGCAAATCGCCTGTTCCAGCGGTCACCGCGATACCGTTCGCATCAGGGGCAATCAATGCAAAGCATGCGCCTGGTGTTAATGCTATGCCGTCACTCGCAGCCATGAAAGCAACAAGGCCATTTGCAGCCGGGCGGGTAACCTGCACATTGTTTGTGTTGGTTGCCGCTGCTTTGATGATGATTGCTTTGATCTTAGTAAATGTCAGTGTGGTACCGTGCGAGTCAGTCAAGCCGCCTGCTAAATCCAGATCTTCTGTACCAGATGCCGCTAGTGTGCGAGTGTCAGCAAAAGCTTCATTGGCTTGATTCGCGCCAGTGCCATTTGTAAAAGAGAAATTTGCACCGTAGCGAATTGGATCGGTTACGCTGCGAAGATCCAGCGAACTAACCAAGTCTAATGCAACAGATACGCTGACGTTACCTGATAATGTGATAGCCATTTTCTATATATCCTTTATACTAAAACGTCAACAAAAATAGTGCCGCCGCTTTGCCCTGTAACAGCAAAAGTGCATTCAACCATGGGGATATCATTAGCACCGCCGACGGTAACAGGCATTCCGGTAATCATCGCCATGAAGTATCTTTTATCGCCGTTCGGAAAAGTTAACAGCACCGAGTATGCGCTCTGTGATGCCAGTGCAGCAGCAAGCAGGATTTGACCAGCATCATCAGTATCTTGTGCAATCGAAATAGGAGGTGAACCGCCGTCTTTAGTGCCCTTGAACTTTTGCAAGATCCCTGTTTCAAGATCGGTGAAAGTAATAATTTCTTGTGATACACCGATTGCTCCGATGTTCTCAACGCTTCCTACTTTGGTATAAGATAGAGCACCATAACCAGCAGCGTCGTACGTCGCCGGAACCGATGCGCTTAATTTGATTGTTGCCCCTAACGATGTGTTGACTGCCATTTTTAAATGCTCCTTTGATATTTCACCATAAAATCAACGCTTTGCATGTATAAAATTACTTCGGAATCATAGAAGTCTGGTCCTATGAACTCCTCAATTACTGACTTACACATGACTGATTCACTACTTAAAACAAATAATTTTTCCACTGCCTTGCAAGCATCGCGCACAGTGCGCAAAAGTGCTTTTTGTTCTGCATAACTTTTTGATACCACTGTTACTTGTATGCGCTCTGTCTCTAATCTAATCATCTCGCTACCTGCTAACGTATCGCGCATTTTCCCGCTTATCTGAGTGATCCCGATAGCTGGTAAAGTCGTGCCTATTGGGATTACTCCAGCTATAACCTGTGTGCTAGTCGCAGCATTAAGTAATTTCTTAATGATAGCTACGCCGCTCATTATTCGATTCCTAGCTCAATGTCAGCAGTATTAAGGCCGTTCTTTGTTGCTAATCTTTTTTTGATGTAGTCAGCCGCAGCCAAAACACCGTTATTAGCTTGAGAATCTAATGCAGGTCGCATAAATGGGATGGCCTGCATACCTGGATGATTAATTTCACCGCCTTCTTTACTCGATAAACTATGTGCCCTTGCGCCTGTGAGTTCAATTATTGGAGCGTAGAAAACTATCGCGCCGTTTTTGCCTTTGCCGCCTGCTATTAATCGTGCTGTAACTTTACCCTCGCGCTTGTCTATCCGAGCCGATACCCTGATCGAGTCCCGCAATGCGCCTGCATAATGCTTGTACTTTCTCTTGTTATTTTCTGATGGTTCACCAACAGGACAATTCTGTACAGCCGCATCTTTAATCGGTTTCAATCCTGCACGCAACGCGCCACGCATAATGTTTTTTTCTATCCGCAAAGGAAGTTTTTGCAGATAATCATTAAGTTCTGATAGACCTTTAACGCGAACTGTGCTCATTAATTACTCAACCACGAAATGAAAAGTGCCGGTTTTAGTATCGCCGCCTTGAGCAATAACAATCTTTATCCTGTCTTTAGCTATGCAGATTGGCTCTAATACCGCAGTGCCCCCACCAGCATATAAAGCAGCCACGCCAGCGGTCGAATGAGTCGCTTGTCTTGGCGCAACGGTTGCACTTGCATTAACATCAGCTTGTGTCCAGATCGTTTCACCAGTCGCTTCCGATGTAATCGTAAAATCTACACCTGCGGCATAATCTGTTTTAACGTATCTAATCTGTGATATCTTGCCGGTAAAATTAGGCGTGTATGCGGTTGCAGAGCCGTCAGCAATCGTTGTTACAGAAACCTCAAAACGTTGGATAAAACTCATGCTGTGTACCTCTCCGCTATAAATTCCGACATATCACGATAACCAATCTCAGCCGGACCGGACACAATCTGATAAACAATGCTATCGATCACAAAGCGCATGGTTGTATCAATATCAGTTCTGTATTTCATCCTAATCCGCGATTGGTTAGTATTTGTATTCAAAGCATTTTTTACAGCCTCTGACTTGCTTGGTAGCACGTCTAACTTCTCGACCCAAACGGTAGCCTTCTTCGCCCATTCGATTTGTTCAGTTCCGTAATCACCCTCAAGAGTGACAGTTTTATACTGGACCTCACAAATACGATTGAGCCGACCGCTACGCATAAGTTAATGCAGCCCTGTTATCCCAAATTTGATTGAAACGTCCACTATCAGCATAATTAATTGCTCCGGTTGCTAATGTCTCGCGCATGATTGACCATGCCGCAGCGCTCTCTAATGCACCAGGATCTGCAAAGCCTGTATATGCATAAGTTGCGCCCACGTCCTCGCGCATAATGTGCCGCTCATGTAAAACGCTTGAATTGTCTGTTACGTACATTTATTAAGCTCCGTCATATAATCTTAGTGTATCTAACATGCTATTAACGCCAAGCTGTAGAACTCCACTGGTTACGCCAACAACAACATGCTCCCGATTGTGATACATGCCGCCAATAATCAAATGCATTGCAGTTTTAGCAGCACTCGGTACGCTTGACGATGTAGCACCAAAACCAACCGAGTAAGTAATTTTGATACCGTTAACCTCGCGCAGTGTTGCACTAGGCCAGCTTGCTGTGTCGTTTAAGATAATCCTGCCTATCTCGCTTGCTGTGTCAGTATAAAAATCTGTAAAATTTGTTGTGTTTCCGTC